GGTCTTCGCCTCGGCTTCGACGAGCGTGGCCCACTGGCTGGCGTTCGGCTCCGACACCGCAGGGATTGTACTCGACTTGATCTCTCGGACGCGCCGCACGTGCGCGGCGTGACGCGCTGCGGCGTGGCGATGCAAGGGAGCCAATGGCTCAAAGAAAGACATTTGACACGCAACACGCCAGTTGCGTATATTTAAGGCGTTCACACAAATCAGTTCTCTCGCGGCGTCCCTCTGCCACACGGCAATGCCCGACGCGATGACGTAAGACCACGGCTGCCAAAGAGCGGCACATCTTGCTTGACGGTTTTTATTAACTGTCGGCAGGTTGTGCCGCTTTTTTGCTAGGTACGCCATATCTCTGTTACGTCCGAGCCATCACGTCCTGTCGACCCAACGACAAGGGCAAAGAGATGGCAATGAAGACTTCGGCCGATGTTCGGTCCGAGATTGACGAGTACAAAGCGAGCGCGCAGGCCATTCTGGATATGGCTGAAGCCGCTAACGACGGCGCCGGCCGTGAACTCAACGAAGGCGAAAAGCAATCGTTTAACGAGTTCACCGACAAGCTGAAGGCGTCGGAAGAAGAGCTGAAGAACACGCTGGAATTCGAGGCGCGGCGCCGCCAATTGGCGGAAGCGGCGGTTCGCGCTGCTCAGCCGGCGCCTTTCATTCCCGGCACGCAGGCCAAGCACGCCAGCGAGCGCATCAACGCTCAGCACCGGCTGGGGCCGATTCGCTCATTCAAGGGGCCGGAAGCCGCTAAGGACGCTTACGACTGCGGCATGTTCCTCCGCGTGCTCCTTGCCCGTGCTAACCGCACGAACGACGAAGAAGCGGAAGCCCGCATTGCGGCCCGCGGCTGGGATGTTCTCGCCGTCGCGACCGAAGCCAGCCCCAGCGGCGGCGGCTATCTCGTGCCGACGCCCATGTCGAACGCCATCATCGACGTTCGCGCTCTGGCTGGCGTTTCGCGTCAGTTGGCTCGCGTCATGCCGATGACCGCCGAGACGTTGACCGTACCACGCAAGACGGCTGGAACCACGGTTTACTACCCCGGCGAAAATGCTTCGACGACCGCCAGCGACCAGACTTGGGGTCAGATCCAACTGACGGCCAAGAAGCGGGCCATCCTGTCGAAGATTTCGCAGGAACTCCGCGACGACGCGATCATCGCCATTGTCGATGACCTCGTGTCGCAAATGGGCCTGGACTTTGCCATCAAGGAAGATGCCGAGTTCGTCCTGGGCGACGCGACTGCCACTTACGGCGGCGAGCGTGGCTTACTGACGATGCTCGGTTCGGCTGGTCTTGCCACGCCAAGCAACGGCACTGGCAAGTCGGTCTGGACCGGTCTCACGATGACCGAGTTCACGGCGACGATGGCCAAGCTCCCGTCTCGCTACCAAGGCCGCGGCACCGCGTGGCTTTGCTCCAGCGAGTTCTATTACGGCGTCATGTTGAACGTCCTAGCTGCGGCCGGCGGCAACACGATCTCGATGCTAGAGCAGGGCGGCGCCATGGTGCCGGCCTTCATGGGCAAGCGTGTCTTCCTGACCGACCAGATGCCGCGGACCACGGCTGTTAGCCAAGTCTCGGCTCTATACGGTTCGTTCTCAGACGCGGCCATGATCGGCGACCGCGGTGGCGTCACCATCAAGCAGAGCGAACACCTGAACTTTGATCAGGACGTGATCGCCGTCTTGGCAACCACTCGCTACGACATCAACGTCCACGATTCGGGCGACGCGTCGAATGCCGGTGCTTACGTCGGACTGAAGACCGCCGCTTCTTGATCCTGAACCCAACTAGGGTGCAGGGTTAATCTGGCCCTGCACCCGTTTCATAAAGGTGCAACTGCACATGATTCGCACGATTTCCAGCGACGTTCAGATTATGCCGGTCCTCACGGCACTGTCTGCGGACGCCGCAACCGACAGAACCTCGGAAGTCATCGACTGCGCCGGCTACAACCGGTGCTGCATCCTGTTTCATTGCGGGCCGCAGCATAACAGCTCGGTCTGCGACATCTTCCTCCAACACGCCGACGCTGCCAGCGACCAAACGACGCTGACCAGTGGCGCCGATGTGCTCGGTTCTTCACAGACCATCGCCGGAACGGACGATGGTAACGTGAAGTACATCGAGTTCATCCCGTCGAAGCGGTTTGCCCAATTGACAGTCAACAAGGACGGCACGAACGCGACCAACGAGTCGTGTATCGCGCTGCTCTACAACGCGGACGAGTCGCCTGTGACTCATGCGGCTGGCGGCACCGGCGCGGGCACGGGCACCGGCTCGGTTGCCGGCGAAGTTCTCGGCCTGTTGACCAGCGGCACCAAGTAGCAAAGGAGCGCCGGGGCGGGGTAACTCGCCCCGGCTTTCATCATGCAAGTTCGATTCACAGAGCGATATGGCGCGTGGTTCCCTGGCGCGGACCCTGTTTTGATGCCGGCCGACGCCGCTCGGCTGATTGAGATGGGCGTTTGCGTCCCATACGACGCACCTGCGGCTGTCGACGAGCCACCGACTCCAGTCGTCGAGGAGCCAACCGAATTAGAGGCGACTGATGAACCCGCAAACGACAGTGACAGCGAAGTCGAGCGACCTGCCAGTGACGCTGGAGGAAGCGAAGACGCACCTGCGGCTCCTGTCCGGCGATCTGGACACCGAGGTAAGCGCGCTGCTGGAGGCGGCGACTGAGTATTGCGAGTCTGTCTGCGGTCGTTCGCTGCGAGTGAGCCAAACGCTCACGCAAAGCTACGACGGCTGGCCGAGCAGTCGTGTGCGATTCGACCGCCAACCGGTGACGGCTGTTTCGCATGTGAAGTATTACGACGCCAACGACACGCTGCAGACGGTTAGCTCCACAAACTACCGGCTGCACTTGTCGAGCGAAGCTGCGGCTTACCTGGAGTTCGACCTGGACTTCTCGTTACCGACACTGAGCGTGCGAGACGATGCGGTGATTGTGACCTACACGGCAGGGTACGCGACGATTGCTGACGTTCCACAACGGGCGCGGCAGGCAATCAAGCTGCTGGTTGGTCATTGGTTCAGTCACGGCGAAGCAGTCAATCTCGGGAATATTACTACTGAGGTTCCGATGTCAACCGCCGCACTGCTCGGCACGCTGGACTGGGGCTGCTACCGATGAGAGCCAACACGATCCTGCACATTGAAGTTCCCGTCCCAGGAAACGAATTAGAGGGAACGCCAGTCGGAGGTTACGAGCCAACCGGACAGAAAGCCTGGTTTGAAATACGCCCCCTGTCGTCGAGAGAGTTAGTTATCGGCCAACAGATCCAATCGCTAGCGACCCATGAGCTGAAGTGCGTGTTCTTTGCCGGAGCCAACTCGGCCATGCGGCTGAAGAACGAGGCTGGCACGCGGGTGTTCAACGTCGACTCGGTGGTGAATGAGAACGAGGCGAATCGGTTTTTGGTTTGGCGAGCGCAGGAGGAGTTGTGAGCGGCAAGGTAATCGTTACTGGCGACAAGGCGATCGACGCCGCGCTCCGGTCGATGCCGCTGAAACTGCAGAAAAAGATTAGCCGCAAGGCGACCCGCAAGGCGGCCAAAGACATCGTGCTGATTGATGCTTTAGCAAAGGTTCCTGAAGACACTGGGCAGCTGGCAAGTTCGCTGGTCGTTCGCGCAGCCAAGGGGCGTAACGGCAAGTTTGGTCACCGAGTTGAAACGGCCAAGGGGTTCTACGGATCAGGAGAGGGCGAAGACCAGTTTCCTGGGGCGTTCTTGGAGTTTGGAACTAAAGAGCGTGTCCACAAAAGCGGAAAGAAAGTCGGCCGCCTGCAACCCGGCAAGTTTGCCTACATGAGAACGTCTATTTACGACAACCAGGACAAGATTATTGACTTGTATCTCGGCGCGATGCGTGAGTTTATCAGTGAGCAAAAGGCAGGAACGCTGAAGTGAGTTACCGGCTGCTCGGCAAGATGCTTTACGACTCGGCGGCGGTCAAAAACCGCGTGTCGACCCGCATCTATTTTGAGCACGCCCCTGAGCTGAAATCCATCCCAGTCGACCAGCGTGGCGACTGTTTGATTATCCGCAAGCTGAGCAGTTCGCCAGAGACTCACCTCACCAACGAATGCGACATGGCCGTGCCCATGTACCAGATTGACAGCTACTCGACATCGCCGACGAAAGCGGAAAGCCTACACGGCCTGGTTCGCAACCGACTGAGCGGATTTGGACCAGAGACAATTTCGGACGTGCTCGACGACGACGGCGAGTTATCGGACGTGTTCGTGAGCAGCGTCGTGATGATGAGAAACAACGGCTACGTCGAGGAGCCGCGCGACGGCAGCGACAAGTGGAGCCACCGCTATACGGCGGATTACCAAGTGTTTCATTCCCAATCCGTGCCCACGCACGTTTAGGAGGCAGATAGATGGCACAGATTACCGGCAAGGGCACACTGTTCGCTTTCGGAACCACCACGACGTGGAGCCCTAAGTATATCTCCATTGGAGGAATTTCTCCGAGCCGTGAAGACTTGAAGACGACGCACCTAGCCACGTCCGGGAATTACGAGACGTACAAGCCGGGCGATTTCGTTGAGGGCGGCGAAGTGACCGTCGAATGTTTTTGGGAGCCTGAAAACGGCTTGCCGCCAATCACTGCGGTCCCTGAAACGATCACCACGACTTACCCAGACACCGGCGCCGCGACGATTGCATTCTCCGGCTATGTGAAGGCGTTCTCGATTCTTGAAGCTGTCAATGACGCTCTGCTTCGCATGAGTCTGACCATCAAGGTTGCTGGTGCTCCTACTTACACAGCATAAGGAAAGTTTTGTGGCACTGACTGTTGAGCTAACGCATGTCCCGGTGGCTGAAACCGCTGGAATTCAAGACATTCGCGTGATTGATATTAACGGATCGTCGCGTCGCGTTGGATTCGTACCTGCCGATGACGGCGCGTCCGTTCGCTTCGTGAGAATCCCCAACGACGAAGCGCAGCGAGCCGAGATTGTCGCAGAGGTGACACGGCTTCGTAGCGAGATGGGGCTAACTACCGATTCTCGTTCCAGCGTTCCGCCGAACCCTGCCGAGATCAAGGCCGCGTTGAAGAAGGACAAGCGATGAGTCTAGCAACTCGCGATGACGTGTTCGGCAAACCGGCAGAGCGTCGGTTCACTGAAGTGACGGTTCAGGGGAAGACGTTCCGGCTGCGTTCGCTCACTGCGGGCGAACTGAACCCGTGGGCCGCCAAGAGCCAGAGCGAGGAAGGGGCGGCAACTGCTGGTCCGCGGCTTATCGTGCTCATGGTGGTGAACGAAAACGCACAGCGAATCTTCGGCGACACCGACGTTAAGCTGTGGATGGATCAGGACGCCGCGTTCGTCGCCGAACTGGCGCGTCACTGCCAAGAGCATTCCGGGCAACTGGATGAAGAGACCGTCGAGGGCATTGAAAAAAACTAAGAGAGGACGGGGGGCTAAGGCTGGCCTACCTGCTCGCCCGTTACAAGCCGTATCGAACAGGCCACGATTTCCTTGAGGATCTGACGCCGACCGAGTGGGCTTACTGGTGTGCCAGTGAACGGCTCGACCCGATGGGAGGACATGCGGAACTAGCCAGCTTGGTGGCCGCGCAAGTGACGAACACGATTGCTGCAGCGATGGCCGGCATGGGCGGCAAGGAAGTGGAGCCCGAAGCGATGCTTCCGCTGGATGCGTTTGTGGCGGGAAGGCATACGCCGGATGAGGCTTTCGACGAGGCGCTGGAAGGCTTAGAGGGCATGGTGGGCATCTAATGGCTGCAAACAAAACCATCGGCGGCATCAACGTGACCATCACGGCCACGATTGATAAGTTTGCGAAGAACATCACGGCCGCCCGTAAGCTGGTCGGCGGTATGGTTTCGTCGATTAAGGGGCTCGTCTTCAATCTCAAGACGCTCGGCGCCGCCCTGGCGGTCGGAGGCCTAACGAAGCTAATCGCCAATCAGTTCGACGCAATCAACTCGCTCAAAGACTTGGCCGACAAAACCGGAGTCAGCACGGACAAGCTCGCCGGTCTGCAGCTTGCCGCTGAAGAAGCTGGCGTCCCTATGACACTGCTTGAAAAAAGCCTCGTTAAGCTCAACAACGAAATGGGGATGGCGGGCGACCAGGCGTTGCGGGCGTGGATTGAGAAGACTTCTAAGCTCACGTCGCAGCAAGAGAAGCTGGCTGCTGCCACCGAAATGTTCGGCAGCAAGGGCTCGTCGATGGTCCGCTTCCTCAATGGGGGCACTGAGGCCCTGGACGAAGCGCAGCGAGCCGCGGAATCGATGGGGTTGGCCATCAGTCAGGACGTGGCAATCGGCGTCGACAGGGCGTCTGAGGCGTTCGCACGATTCAAAATGTCGGTGACTGGAATCTTCCGATCGCTGGCGGGAGAGATTGCGCCGTTCGTCGAGCTGCTGAGCATGAAGGCGTCCGCGTTTGTAATGAACAACGGCGGCAAGGGGATCGGAACATTCATTGCCGACGTGATTGTTGAGATGGCGAAGAACGTTGTTGATCTGATTCAGGACATGGTCGGCGGCGTGTTGGCGGTGGTTGCTGAGATTCATGGATTGGTGATGAACTTTCGGCTCAGCGGCTGGGGGAAAGACTTGGGCTTGGGGTATGC